CATTTAAAATACTACATAGAAGAAGGTCAAACATTTAATGATATTACTCCAATTAGACAGACAACAAGTGCAGGTGATGTAACCTTTTCTGCAACTAATGGATCTACAACAATAACTGTGACAGATCCTGCGCATGGCGCTAATGAAAACGATTTTGTGACATTTTCTGGCGCAGCAAGTTTAGGCGGTTTAATAACTGCAACAATATTAAATGCAGAGTTTCAAATAACAAGATTAATAAGCTCTAACTCTTATGAAATAACATCAAGTGTTGCTGCTAATTCATCTGATACTGGTAATGGTGGTGGCAGTGTTGTGGGCGCTTATCAAATTAACACAGGTTTGGATGTAACAGTTGGCGGTACAGGATGGGGCGCTGGTCAGTGGAGCGGAACAACATCTGGAGCATTAGCAACGCAATTAGCAGAGGCATTAGATGCAAGCGAAACAGAGATAGATGTAGACAGTGCTACCGGTATAACTGCTGCTGATTTAATATTGATTGATAATGAATTAATAACAGTTGGTACAATATCTTCTAATACACTTGGTACAGGTGGAGGTCCGTCTACAAGAGGTGCAAGTGGCACAACAGCCGCAACACATGCCGACAATACCCTTGTTAGGTTAGCGGTAGGTAACGCAGACTCAGCTAATGACTTTGTTGGCTGGGGTAATGCTGCATCAGTAACAGTTCCGGGTGCGCAAATAAGGCTTTGGTCACATGATAATTTTGGTGAGGATATAATAATCAATCCAAAAGACGGCGGTTTATTTTATTGGGATAAAACAAATGGATTAGGCACAAGAGCGGTAGAGCTTTCTACAAGAGCAGGTACAAAAACTAGTGTGCCTACAATTGCAAAGCAGATAATAGTATCAGACCAAGATAGACATCTTATAGTATTTGGCTGTGATGGCTTAGGTGCAAGTTCATCTGCAACACAGGGTGATGGAATACAGGATCCTTTGTTAATAAGATTCTCCTCACAAGAAAATCCTCTAGATTTTTTTCCAACCTCAACCAATACAGCAGGCGATATAAGACTAGGTGGTGGATCAGAGTTTGTCCAAGCAGTAGAAACAAAAGAACAAATCTTAGTTTATACTAACAAAACACTTCATTCTATGAGATTTATAGGTCCTCCTTTTACATTTGGTATTAAAGAGTTATCTAAAAATATTACAATAATGAGTCCTGCATCTGCCATAGCTGTTGATGACAGTGTGTACTGGATGGGTGTGGATACCTTTTATTTATATAATGGCCAAACACAGCAGTTGCCATGTAGTGTGAAAGACAAGGTTTTTCTTGATTTAAATATAGAAGAGCGTGATAAAGTTCATGTTGGTGCCAATACTGAGTTCAGTGAGATATGGTGGTTTTATCCTAGTTTAAATAGCACAGAAATAGATAAATATGTCATATACAATTATTTAGAAAATATATGGTACTTTGGCACTTTAGCAAGGCAAGCATGGCTTGACAGAGGTATAAGATCCTTACCATTGTCTACTGGTAGTCAGTATTTATTTAACCATGAAACGGGATTTGATGATGATGGCTCTGCAATGACATCATTTGTTGAGTCTGCTCCTATGGCTTTAGGCGATGCAGGTAGATTTGGTTTTATAAATAGAATAATACCAGATGTTAACTTTTCTGGTTCTACTTCTGTTAACCCAAGTGTTGATTTTACTGTAAAGGCTAGAACACATAGTGGCTCTGGGTTTACACAAACAGATGACAGCAATACAACACAGAGATCCTCTACAACACCAGTTGAGGCATATACTGAAAAACTAGATTTAAGAGTAAGGGGCAGAACATTTGCTTTGCGTGTAGAAGCTACAAGTTTAGGAACAAAGTTTAAGTTAGGGTCTCCGCAAGTAAACATTGTACAAGATGGAAGAAGATAATGTTAGTTACAAGCATACCTCAATATGTTCAAGGACTTACTAATGCAAAGTTAGATTTAACATCGACTGATGTTACAACTTTGTATACAGCGCCAGCTACAGCAGATTTTAATGCTTCTGTTGTAAACAGCATAATAGTTTCTAATGATTCTGGTAGCGCAGATACAATAACATTAACAGTTACAAATGGCAGTGATGTATTTAGTTTATTTAAGGTTAAGGCAGTTGCAGCAAATACATCTATAGAGTTATTAACAAGAGATTTAATATTGCAAGAGGGTGAGATATTAAAAGCCACAGCGGCAACTGCGGATAGATTGCATGTTGTGGCAAGTATACAAGAGTTTGCAATACACAGAACACCACAGGTAGATTTGTAATGACAGCGTTTATGTTGTCATGTTATCTTGGTGGCATGGCACAGGGAGCTATATATTTTAAGTCAGTTGCCGATTGTATATATTATACTAAGTATTTAAATGAACAGCAGTATAAAAATGATACAGGACAAACTATGACATATGAGTGTATATGCAAACTTGTTCCACAGGTTGATGAAAAGAAAGTGAGGGTATATTAATGTTACAGGCGTTGATAGGTCCAGTTACAGGATTATTAGATAAGTTTATACCTGATGCAGATCAAAAGGCTAAGTTGGCTCACGAGATAGCTACCATGTCTGAGAAACATGCGCAGGAGGCTCTGCTTGCTCAGTTAGAGATTAACAAAGCAGAGGCAGCAAGTGGCTCTATATTTAAAGGCGGATGGCGCCCAGCAGTTGGATGGGTCTGCGCGATTGCCTTTGCCTATCATTTTATCTTAAAAGATTTAATTATATTCGGTGCAAGTTTTGCTGGTGCAGAATTACCAGAGCTGCCTGAATTTGATATGGGTACACTTTTAACTGTTCTCGGCGGCATGCTTGGCATCGGAGGACTCAGAACATATGAAAAACAAAAAGGATTAACAAAATAGCATCAGATAGATTATTTAGGATAAGAAGAAAGATGGCTAAAAAAAGAGACCCAAAAGTTGGAACAGGTAAAAAGCCAAAAGGCTCAGGCAGACGATTATACACAGATGAGAACCCAAAAGACACAGTCGGCATCAAGTTTGCCACAGAAGCAGACGCCAGAGCTACGGTTGCAAAAGTTAAGAAAGTCAGTAAACCATTTGCGAGAAAGATACAGATACTTACAGTTGGCGAGCAAAGAGCAAAGGTAATGGGCAAAAATAAAGTTGCTGATATATTTAAAAGGGGCAAAGAAAGCATACGAAAGGCACACAAAAAATGATGTGGTTTTGGTTATCTTTAAGTAAGTTTTTTAATAATATAGGTACTTATTTCTATTTTAAGCATGTAGAGAGTTTAAGAAAAAGACAAAGGAGAAGATAATGGATATTGATAGATTAAGACAAGAAATAGAATCTGATGAGGGTAATATTGGTGAAATTTACTTAGACCACTTAAAATTACCAACGCTAGGAATTGGACATCTTATAAAAAAGACCGATCCTGAGTATGGATTACCTGTTGGTACGCCAGTTAGTAGAAAACGTATCAATACTTATTTTAACGAAGATATACAAGGTACTATGGAAGATTGTGAAAAATTATATAAAGATTTCTATAAACTGCCTGAAGAAGCTAAATTAATTTTATGTAACATGATGTATAATCTGGGGTACACAAGGCTGTCAAAATTTAGTAAACTAAAAGCAGCTATAAATAAAGGTGATTGGGAAGAGGCATCAAAACAAATGTATCAGTCAAAGTGGAGAACTCAAGTGCCTAACAGGGCAGGTCGTTTAATTGATAGAATGAAAGCACTAGGAGCGTAATATGTTATCAGCAATACTTAGTTTAGCAGCACCAGCAATATTAGGCCCAGCGGGTCTTGGTTTAAGTATGAGTCCTATGGTAGCAAGCGCTATTGGTGGCGGTCTAGGAAGTTTATTGCAAGGCGGTGATACCGATGATGCATTAAGAGGCGCGGCTTTAGGTGGTCTTGGTGGATTTTTAGGCGGCAAGTTAGCTGGTACATCAGATGCTTTTGGAGCCATGAATCCTGCAGGAACAGTTGCAGGGAGCGTAGATGACGTAGCAACAGCTATGTCGCCTTTTGGACCGGGAATGGAATCTGCACTACATCAAGGATCTCAAGGTGCCGCACTTATGACTCAGCTAACAAGACCTGAAGCTATAGGAGCGGGTTTAGGTGGACTAGCCGCTGACTCAATGTCTTATAAGCCAATGCCTTTTGAGGAAAGAGAAAAGAAAATATTTCCTGAAGGAATGGCTCCAAAAAATACTGTAAGATTTCCCACAGATCGTGACAAAGATGATTCAAGTGAATTTGATTATAGATTTTCACCAAACTACATGGCCGAAGGTGGTCCAGTGGAAGACGATATGGCAGCTATGGATATGGGTCTAGGCGGTATGACAGAAGAAGGCATGAACGATAAAGAGCTAATAAGTAGCGCTATAGATGTTATACAAGGCGAAATAAACGATCCTGATGAACAGCAAGTTATTTTAGGTCAATTTGTAGCACAATTTGGTCAAGAGGCTTTACAGGATCTTGTAGCAAGAGTTCAATCTGGTGATATTCCTAGTGGTCCACAAGAAGGAGATGGTATGGTGGCGGGCGCTGGTGACGGCATGGCTGATATGATACCTGCTTCAATGGAAGGGGATCAAGATGTATTGCTTTCTGATGGTGAGTTTGTCGTTCCTGCTGACGTTGTTAGTGGCATTGGTAATGGGTCCTCAGATGCAGGTGCTAATAAATTAGAAGATATGATGGATAGAGTTAGAGAACTTAGAACTGGTGGCAAAACACAACCACCTGCTATACCTGATGAGATGATGTTGCCTGCATGATATGCACAGCAGTGCCTCGTGAGGCGATAGACATAGTTTGGGGTGATGTTAGTAGTTTGTTAAATAAGGCAATACTAACAAGTGGCGGTAAATATCATATAGATGATATTTATGAAAACTTAACAAAAGGTTATTATAATCTTTGGTTAATAGTAGATGATAAAGACGGAGAAAAAGTTATAGCAGCTTTAACAACTAGAATAATATGGTATCCAAATAGAAAAGCAATGGCTATGGATTGGGTTGGTGGAAAAAGAATGATGGAGTGGTTACCAAAAGCTATGGAAATATTAACAGATTTTGCAAAAGACTGTGGATGCAGTCATTTAGAGGGCTATGGAAGAAAAGCGTAATCAAAAGTATTAAAAAAGTATAACTGGAAACCAGAGTATATTGCATACAGAATGGAGATAGATAATGGGTAAAGGTGGATCAAGACCTCCGAGTCAACCAACAGAACAAAATATTACACAAACATCATTGCCTGATTACTATGAGCCATATGCTACTAGATTAATACAAAGAGCAGAAGCTGAGTCTAAGCGTGGTTATCAACCTTTTGAAGGGCAAAGATTAGCATCAGAAAATACAGACACTGCTGCATCTAGAGCATTAGCTAGACAGGTTGCTGGATCGCCTATTGCTGGATTTGATCAAGCTACAGCAGGCACAACAACTGCTATGAATAGAGCGTTGCAGGGTATTGGTTTTCAGACACAAGATTTCGATACTGCAGCAGCGCAAAAATATATGTCTCCATATGAACAAAATGTTATGGATTATCAAAAGCAAGCAGCGATTACAGATTTTGACAGAGCGCAAGCGGCAAGAGATGCATCAGCGGTGCAGGCTGGGGCTTTTGGAGGATCAAGGGGTGCTGTTCAACAAGCGTTAGCGGCAGAGGGATTACAAGATAAACTAGCGGAAATAACTGCTACAGGAAGGCAAAAGGCATTTGAACAAGCGCAAAGACAATTTGGTGCAGATAGAGATGCTAGAATGGCAGCAGAGAGACTTGGTTTAGGCGCAGCAGATGCACTTACCCAACAGGGCGCGCAACTAGCACAGCTAGGAGAAAAAGCTAGAGCTGGTGATATTGAGTCTGCACAATTGTTAGAAAAGATAGCAAAGGACAGACAAGCAAGAGAGCAAGCAGGATTAGATTTATCCTATGAAGACTTTGTAAGACAAAGAGATTTTCCTAAAGAACAGTTGCAGTTTTACTCTTCAATATTAAGAGGTATACCTGTGCAGCCATCTACTGAAACTACCAAATTCCAACAATATAATCCTGTAAAAGATTTATTGGGTACAGGTATAGCTGGATTAGGTTTATATAAAGGGATAACAGGCGCATGATGAATTTATTAGAAGTTCAAGATGACTTAAAAAACTTTTCACAAGATCAGCTTGTAAAAGAAATGCAACAGCCATCAGGTGTTGCTCCTCAATTTCTTGTATTATCAGAGCTAAATAGAAGAAAAAGAGTTAAAGGTGACTTTGAAGCGAGGCAAGCTAAACAGCAACCCACAGTTGCAGAAGAGGCTGTTGCTGCGGCAGGGGTCCCTCAACAAGGTATGATGGGAATGTCAGAGGCTATGGCACCTGCTAGTGTAGACTCAGGTGGTATTGGTGCAATGATGCCTAAAACTATGAAAATGGGCGGTGAGGTCGATTCATATGCAGATGGTGGAATCATTAGAGCGCAAGATGGACTACCTAAAAATCCTTATAGACCTTTTGATGAGTTTCCTGAATATCCTGAAGGATATGAATACACCCCAGAAGATACTCGTTTAGAAAGAATAGCAAAAGGAACTGGTCAAGTTTTACATGATGTAAAACCTTATTTACCTTTTTCTCCAGAATTTATGAAAGTTATTGGTAATGATTTATATCAATTTTTTAATGAGCCTGTTGGATTAGCTGAACTAGAAAAAGAAGAAGCAGAAGACGCTGAAAGCATGGATCAAGCGTTAAATGATGCTGTAATACAAGAAAAACAAAAAAATATTACTCCTGAGCCAAAGTTAAATTTAACTTCTAAAGACACTCCATTAAGCATTGAACAAGAGTTATTAAAAAGACAGGCAGAGTTAAGCAAGTCAAAAGATTTTGATAAATACATGGCATTAGCCCAAGCTGGATTATCTATAATGGGATCAACCAAACCTACTCTTGCGGGTGCTATAGGAGAAGGCGGTACTGCTGGATTACAAGCATTTAATGAAGCTAGAAAAAGATACGATGAAGGGCTAACAGATATATTAAATGCAAGATCTAAATTACAACAAGCTAAGATAACTGCTGCTGGTAAAGGCAGGTTAACAAGATCTGGTGCATTAACTGCTATATCTTCTTATAACAATGCTATAACTGCTATTAGAAAAGAAATAGCTGATATATATCAAAAAAATCCAGCCGCTGATCAAGATGCTGCTGTAATGTCACAAATAAATGATTTAAAAAATCAAATAATTGGACTTGAAACAGAAAAGTCACAATTATATAATACTGCACAGATAAGACCTAGAGCTTCAATACTTGTAAAGGATTTACCATCTTCTCAAAAGGAATCCTAAATGGGAATGTACTCAACTATAAGCCCCGTATCTGGAAAGTTATATGACTTTGAGATAGAGGGTGACACCCCAAATGATGAAGAATTTGATAAAATACAGAATTTTATAGCCAATGACGGCATTCTCACTCAAGCACCTGCAGCAGACCCAGTGCCTGATGATGAAGGTGGGCTTTTAACATTTGGAAAATCTACTGTTGGTGGGCTTTTATCTAGTCTAGCACAGGTCCCCGGAGGGATATCTGCTCTTGGTGAGTATGTGGGTGGCTACGATATAGGGTCTACTGATTTTGGTAAGGCTGCACAAGATTGGTCTAATGAAAAGACAGAGTCTTTGAGAGAAACATTTGATATGAATGAAAGCGTATCAAGTAAGGCAGGACAAGCTGCAGGCTCTCTATTATCATTCTTTATTCCGGGTACAGCTGTTGCAAAAGGCGCAAGTGCATTAGGTGCTGGGGCTAAATTAGCCGGTGCCAGTGCTTTAGGAACAATGGCAACGCAAGGTGCTGCTCTACAATCTGCTGACCAACTAAATAGAATGGCAAACTATATTGAGAATGGCGGAGAAATAGATGAGGATACAAAAAGAAAAGCAGTAGCGTTAAGTGGTCTATTAGGAACTACAGAAGCGTTACCCTTTGCTCCTATGT